CAGGCAGGGCTGCGTAATGCGGTCAAGCTGTACCGTCAATCAAAAGGAGTCTGAGTCATGTTAAGTCAAATGGTCGAATGGGTAAAGTCAGTCTACACGGTCCCAAGTGCCGAGGCGTTGGCGCTCAAAGAGCTAGAGGAGGCCAAGCGCAGGCTGCTTGATGCCCAGTCCAGCAGGGAATATGCTGACTCAATGTGCAAGTACCACGAGGCGCGGATCAAACGATTGACGCATTATTTACACACTGTCATGGAGCAATCATGAGACCAAGAGGAGAACCAAGAGAACTGCTGCACGTATCAATACCCGCCGAAATCAAGGCAAAACTCGACGATTTGCTGTTTGACCCGATTGAGGGAAAAGTGCCGCACGGTGCCTATTCCCGATTCATCTCAGAGCGAGTCATCGAGTACACCACCTGGGACTCGATGCCCTTGCATCAATACGGCTTTGAGGAAACTGACTTTGTGTCAGGACCACAAAAGACCATTTCTAAACTTGCACACATGTTTGAAAAAGCACTGGAGAGAAACTCATGAACATTGGAAACTGTAAAACCTGCAAATACAAAGTCGACCAAGAGTGCCGACGCTTCCCGCCCCAGGTGAGCGTGGTCATGGTGCCTGTAAAGAATGTGCTCAGCCAAGGCCAGAGCTTTCAGCCTAAGCCCGTGTGCACGTTTCCAATGGTTGAGGACGATTTGTACTGCGGCGAGTTTGCCGTGAAGATGTCGTTGTCAGCTTAGAGCGAGTGCGCGTTCTTTGACGCGATCAGAACGGTTTACCCAGCCTTCACCAAACTCAGCAAAGGTCGGCAACGACTCGTAGTGCTCTGTTTTGATCTGGGTAAACTTGTCGATCAGATCACCCACATCCACAGTGCGAAGAGAGGTAAGAGTAACAGGGCCAATAACGCCATCTTCCTTTGCTCCTAATGCTCGTTGAATAAACTTGATAGCGTTAGAAACGCCACAATTGACAGCACAATCAAAGACCAGATAGTCAATACCAGAGGGAAGCATATCAGCTTTGACAGCGTCCCAGTAGCGTGCGCGGTACAAAGGCAAAACTTGGTCAGCGCTGAGATCACGCATCTCTTGAACATTGACTTGTCTCCTTTGCCAATCCTCCCAAGTGCGAAGGGTCACACCGAGGTTGGTGACGCCGCCAGGGTCCTTCTTATCGGCTGAAAACCCACCCTCGTCTTCAAGAATGTATTTGAAGGACTTGTCGAAGTTGTTGTTCATTTGGTTACGCCATTGACTTTTTCATGTGCTCTAAAAATTGTAACAAGTTACGTGCCTGGTGGTATTACGCCTTTTATTCGTTCGTAAGATCGGAGTCCACCGAGCCCAAGCATCCCAAGCATCAGTTGCCACAAGTTGTCATCGATGCCTGGTAGCGCGGGAAACTGGTGCCCGCTGACCGCACCATACCACTGTAGCAGAGGTCTGGCGACATATTGGAAAAAGAGCGCGGTGGCGCAGACCCAGCCGATGGCCGGTCGCCACGATGACGTGAACCAATTGGTACTGGCAGCCTCGGCTTTGTTGATGTCGAGTTGACCGGTGATCTGTGCCAACTCACCCGACTGTTGCAGCTTGAAGAGTTCGAGTTTGGCTTGTGCCGCTTGAGCTGGATCGGGGAAGATTCGCTGAATGACGGTGTTGCCAATTTCAAGCAGTGCGCTGATCGGGTCAAGTGCCATCTCAGTATCTCCAGTCGGTCATGTAGCCATGCTTCTTGAGCTCAGGAATCTGTTTCTTGCAACGCTCACCCACATCATCACGGACATTGATGCTGTCAGGGATGTCGATGGTCTTGACGAGATCGTAAGCCTCCTCACAAGCCTCACTGACCGTGTCGCCCAGGCCGCAAGCCACGGCGACATAGTCACCGGCTGTCACAAGGCACTCCATTTCTTTGACTTCGCCATTGACCATGTGTGGCGCTTTGCCCACCATCACTTCGCACAAGTGCAGGTGGTCACTGCCATCCAAGCCGTAGATCGGGTAACCGCTGTGATCTCGACCCGTGGTCTTGGTCTTGGGATAGTCGCCAATCGGTATCACGATGCCGGTGCAAACATCATCTCGAACTTTTAGCGTGTCTTTGCCTTCAAGTAAATCGCACATCCACTGCACCACGGGACCCTTGTGCAATGACATCTGGATATTGAACAGCGGCCATCCTGGTCGAGTGGTCCACTCAAGCGGGCGGGGTTCGCCATTTTCGTCAATGATGAAGGCCAGGTCCACATAACCACGGTGACCGCTGAGCGCCAGGTACTCTTCAAACTTAGCCAAGGTGTCCTCAAACAGCTTGGACTTTTTGACGTACTTGAGCACGGTGCCTTGTTCGCCGGTGTTGCAGCCGTAGTTGCCGCTCATGAGCTTTTTGTGTTCCCAGTTCTCACAGATATGCTGCGTGAATCCGTTGGGTCCGACCCAGCCACCCACGGCGACCTCGATGCCGGGAACAAACTCTTGCAAGATAAAGTCGAGTTTGTTCTTGCCCTTGGCCTTCCAACGTTCCAGCATGAAGATCATGTCGGCAGCGGAGGACGAGACGTACGATAGCGCCTTGTCAGCGTCGCCAGATGGCTTGGAGACGTAGCGCTTGGGGTTGGCTTTGACGTACTCGATGGCCTCGTTGTAGGTCTTGAACTCCTTGGATGGCATGACGTTCAAGCCTGCACGCCTCATGACCTCCATGCCGTAGTCACGATCGAGTTCGAGTTTGGCCCCGTTCATGTTGGTGCCAAAGATTGGATACCCATCGTCGTTGTATTTTTCAAGGTCCCGCATCTCGTATGCGTTGTCCGAGAGCACGATCAAATCGGCCCACTTCATGGCCGGACGCCAGTCAGTGACCCGTTCAATCAGACCACGGGCGATCTTGGAGTGGTTGCCATTGACAACACGAATCCACTGTTTGACGTTGTGCCCTTCAACAAGGCAGCGCAGACCAAAGTCAACCAGTGCGCCAGCGGGATCGATTAAAAGGATGTTCATGGTTCTACCGTTGATCCAGCCAAAGCACCGGCCATGCGGCTAGAAATGAGAATTGCCAATTGATTGATTTGCTTTTTCGTGGGGGTTTGACCCATTTGAGTAATTACTCTTGACACATCTTTGTCCAATTTAGCAATCTCATCGGCACTCATGAGTTTGCCTGACTCAAGCAATCGTTTGGTTCTGTCCCAGTTTGTGGTCAGTTTGCTGCCAGGAGTGCGAGACAAATATTGACGAACAGCGTCAGGCATTGCCGATTTACCTTCAGTGTCAAGCATTTGACCCACTCGACGAATGCTTGAAGGATCGCCACGATTTAACAAACTTTCCAATCGATCAACATCCGTTTTGCCAAGATTGGCAGCGTCAGCAATCCGCTTTTCAACATCGGATGCTTTGGTGCGAACGGCGTCAATTGCTTTTTGTTCGGCAGTTGTAATTGCTTTTCGACCACTGATGATTTTCTCGGGAGTGACTTGTTTACCCAATGCTTCAGCACGACGGCCAAACTGTCCTGATTCGGTATCAAAACGCTTAAGATCATTTAGATATTTGTCGCCATACCCTTTTAATCCAAGAGCATCCAAAGTTTCTTGAGTCTTTGCGTTTTTCAACCAATTTTCAGTTTTTTCGACACTGCCTTCAAACGAAGCCAATTTATTGTTGACAAACTGACGACCTAAATCGGTAACCATTTGTTTGTCACCCAACGCTTCAGTCAAATCACTGACAGATTGAGGCGATTTAAACAACGACTCGGCGACACCTTGAGCATCGGTACGCAGACGATCGCGGACTTTGGCGCTTGTTTGAGTAACCTTGGCAACTGGACCTTCTTTGTATGTTTCAAGCAATTTGTTTGCTTCACGATACGATTCTTTGGCCGCACCATATGGTGCTGAATAATCTTCCATGGCAGTGCGTAAAACATTACGCATGTCCTTGGCTAAATTTACGCCAATTGCTTCGTACCCTTCAGCAGGACGTCCTTTGCTTGCTTCAGCCAATTTACGAATCACGTTGTCGACGACCATCACATCGACTGGTTCACTAACAATTTTGGTTTCGGGGTACGGTTCAGTGACCGTGACCTTGCGAGTGCCTTTGATTTCATCAAGCACTTTGCGAACAGCGGCTTCTTCTTCGGAAGACAAGCGTTTAACGGGACCCATTTCTTCAGTGGGTTTGAGCAAAGACTCAAGATCAGATATTGCTTTTTTGCCAGCTTCAGAATCTTTCCAAAAACGACCAGCACGTTGTTCGCCACGAGCAAAATCAAGAAAATCTTTAAGTCTGGTTTCGTATGCTTGTTTCATTTCAGTGTCGATTGCGGCTTGTCTGCCAACAAGTCGACCTTGAATTTCGCCACCAAGCTCACTTGGAGGCACGGTTGTCAATCCACTGGCCTGAGCTGCTTTTTGAGCATTTGATTGCTCTTGCATCAATTGAGCGCCAGTAGCTCGGCCACGCAATCGTGAAACTCGTTCACGTTCTTGTTCAAGTTCACGAGCAGTACGAGCTTCAATTTGTGCTTGTGTTTCTGTGGCAACTTGACGAGCGCCAGCCTGGGCTTGCGCTGCACCACGAGCCATAGATTGACCAACTTTTTGCTCAGCTTCTAAACTGGGTGCGCCGCCAACCAACTCAATCATTGCTTCACGCACTCTTTTTGCCGCACTTGAATCTGCGGCTGTTTGCATCAAACCTCTGGCAATTTTGCTGCCTGGAACATAATTCAACAGATTTTGTGCAAGTTTTTCAACAGCAGGTGCAGATTTTTCAGCTAAAGTAATTGCCCATTTAGTAGGTGTTGCCATTGACGCAAGTTGTGCCAAGCCAGGAGAAAACCCAGCAGACTCAAGACCATATTCGGCAAGACCACTTGCACCACCAAGTAATGTTCCAGTTGTAAGACCAGCAGCACCACCGGCAACAGGTTGACCAACTAACCCACCAGCAACCAATCCTACGGGGCCGCCAACAACACCACCTCCAGCAGCACCTTTAGCAGTAGCTTCGACAGCACCACCAACTGTAGGCATTCGCACTCGCTCGGGACTCCAAATGTCCCGTTTTAAAATTTCAAGACGAGTTGCAGGATCAATTGGCGTCATGCGCTCTTTACGAGGGGCGCTGGGGTAGCCAATGTAGGGTTTAGTTTGATCGGCGGTTGCAGGCGTTTCGGGTGCAACAGGAGCTGCCGACTGAGCAGACGAAAGCATCCTCAACCCTTCATTGCTTAGACCGGTCAAATTGTTGGCTTGAAGGGCCTTGAGGTCAGCATCACTGAACTTGCTCAAATCCATGATTAAAGCCCCCGTCTTTTCATCTCAGCGGCAATTGCATCTTGGCTCGGCAATCCAGCAGGCGCAACAGGTGCTGCGGCTTTTGGTATGACACCCGACCTGCGAATAAATTCGTCAAACGTTTCTTTTCTGTTTTTACGTTGATTTACCAAAGTGTTTACGTCGTTAACGTTAAACGGAATTGTGTCCTCAAGTTCTTTGCGCAAATCGCCCATCGTGGATTTCATCTCGGGAGAGATAAGTCGGCTCTTTTCCTTGACAGCCAACACGTTGTCGGCTTCCTGACGGGCGCGTGCCAATTTGGTTAAAACGGTAGCTGGGGTATCACCATCTTTAATGTCAAGAAGATCGGAAAACTTTTTCTGCACATCGACAGAAGGACTTAGACCGCCCGAAACCATCCAAGCCAAATGGTTGCCCATTCCACCTAATTCAGTTTTAAGACGTTGAACTGATTCAGGTGTAAGTCTGTTAGTAAGAGCTTCAACTGGTGCAGTAAATAACGATTTAGCGGTTTGACGACCAAACAAACCAGTGGTCGACAATTCCAATCCACGGATGTTGCCCAAAGTTTTGACAAACTCGGTGGCATTTGTCATTAGCGTGTCTTGACGTTGTTCAATCAAAGCGCTTTTTGCACCACCACCACCGGCCGCAACTTCAGCAGCTTTTTTCACGTTTGCTTTTTGCCCTTCGGCAGTCAATTCCCAAGGCGCAACCACAGCGCCGGTTTTTTGACGCTCTCGGGCTTGATTTGCCAGAGCCTGATATTCTCCTTCACGAGTAATATCAATCTGATCTTTTAAACCGGCCTGAGTTGCGCGGAATGTTTCGGCTTGTTCTTTGCGCTTGTCGTATGCCAGTTTAGAATTTCGAGCTTGATCTCGAACATACGCCGCAAGCGCATCTGGCCCCATTGCTGCGATTCGTTGAGAAGCCGCAGCTTCTGGCATCAAAGTCATCAGTCGATCTTTTACGCTTTCGATTTGTGCGGGGTTAAAATTACCTTTTTTGTCAGGTGTCAAACTGCCCGCTAATCTGTCAAATTCCTCACTGACAAGTTTGGACTTGCGGATTTCGGCTTCGCGTTGTTGAGACAACTGATTACCTGCGGTAAACATTTTCTCAACCATAGGTGCCACATTTTTGCGAATCTCAACGGCTTTGACCCCAGCACCTGGTAACCCGCTGGCATCAAGTTGATTTGCGAGAGCCAATTGAGCAGTGACATCATTGCTCAACTGATTCATGGCAACCATGGACTGATCCATAAAAGTCGGCGCAGTTGAAACAGATGGGGGTGGTGCACCAACAGCAGCAGGAGCAGCAGCAGGAGCAGCAGCAGGAGCATTAGCCGCCGGAGCTGCCATAGTTATGGGTGCACCACCGGCACTCAGCGCACTCATTGCAGCAGGGGCGGCACCAGGTTGTGGTCCCGCACCACCTCGCAACGATGAAATGTAAGCGTCAAGAGCTTGAGCATTTTTCAAGCCCTGAATCTCCATAGCAGCTTTCTGCGCCTGTTGTTGACGCAACCCTGCCAAAGCCTGATAGTCGGCAAGTTGTGCTTGCCCGAGCTGGTACTCTTGTACAGCGCCCAGAGGTCCTTCAAGTGCCATGTTTGTTCCTTAAGCCAAGAGCGAGTAGGCACCCAAACCAATATTACCCAGAGCCGCCATCGGCGAGGAAATTGGTGCTGAGCTACCCTGCAAAGCTGCCAGGTTTGCAAGTTGACTTTGATAAGCGTTTGCACCGACACCGGCCAGTGCTGCGGCCATGTTGCCAGAGCCTTGATAACCTTGAGATGCCATTGACCTGCGAACCGCTTGTTCGCCGGCCAAATAACCAGGCGTGGACAAAGCGGACGAGGGGTTAGCCATCAAGTTTTGAAGTTGCTGCGCGTAACCTTGCTGCTGTGCCAGTCGTTGACTGCCGGCTTGGTATTGTTGAAGTCCACCAAGGAGCTGCAACCCACCAAGAGCGCTACGAAGACCAGATGGTGCACCGCCAAACAATCCACCGCCACCACCAGCTTCACTGCCCAGCACATTCAATCCGCCTGCTGTCTGTGTCCAAGGACTGCCACCAAAGCCGAGGTTGCTGAACCGTTGACGAATGTTGTCAAACAGTGAACTGCCTTCACCAGCACCTGCTGGGATCGTGCCACCGCCGAGTTCACTGCCCAGCACATTCAAGCCGCCAGGGGTTTCAGCGAATCCACCGCCACCAGCAAGTCCAGCAGCGCCACCGAGTCCAGCAAGATCACCAAAGGAACTGGTCAGGCCGCCACCAAGTGCGCCAGATAGGAAATTGCCACCCGTCAAAGCACTCGTAACGCCACCGGCCAGTGCACCACCGACCGCACTTGCTGCGGTACCTTCGAGGCCCAATTCGGCACCAATTGGCCCACCAACCAGAAAACCAGCAGCAGCGGGTAAAAGACTGCCAAGACTGAATCCCATGTCATTCTCCCATCCGACATATAGTCGAAATTAAACCTGATTTCAACCAATCAGTAAAGTCAAATCGCTTAGATCAGTAACACGTTATTGGGCGTGTACTGAGTCATGATCCAGTTGGTGCCGTTTGACACCAACGTGCATGTGTCGCCAGCCATGGCGTTCAAAATCGCTGTACCAGCAGAACCACCGGCAAGCGGTACCACGTTGCTTGACGCTGATACTAAAGTTTGCGCTTGGTAGTTTTGGAAATGCAAAACTCGACCAGTGTAACTTGATGCTGTGGGCAGTGTGGCCGTGGTGCTTGCCGAGTTGCTGACAATGATCCAAAGGTCAGTTGCGGCAACCGAGAAGTTGGCGGTGTACGTGACAGGTGCGGATATTGATTGGTACGACAGTGTCGTCCAAGTTGGCGGTGAGGTACCGTTCGAGGTGAGTACCTGACCCGTGGTACCGGCAGCCGTGAAGTTGATGGTCGAGCCATTACCATAGGCCACGCCACCATTGGTCGCAGCCGGTATGCTCGTCAAAAACGTATACGTAGCATTACTTAGGTGGAAATACTCACTGTTGCCTGGGTTGCCGCCTTGCAGTCCACCCAAGGAGTTGTGCTGTTGGATTGCCCCGCCACCGTTTCTGTTGATGTATTGGGTGATGTCAAGAAACCACTTTAGCCAGATCGGGTTGAACTGGCCTTTGCGCGTCGATTCATCAACGATGACGGGATCAGCATACGTCGGTGGCGGTTGGAACTGAAGAGTCATAGCGTTCCAAGATCAACCAGCATCTCGACGGCGCGAACTCGGAACTCAGTGGGGCAAGCGTGGCGGAAGTGGTACGCCCTGCGTCGGAAAGTACCGCAGTCCATGATGTATGCACGATCTTTGCTCATGTCAATCGTGCGGAAATTGGTCCAGCTTTGATAGTCGTCGTCACTTGAGCGCACCTGCACCAGGCTGCCGTTGGTCTGGTCGCCAATGATGTCCAAGGACTTCAAATACTTACGCTGACGCTTGCCACCGTCATAGTTGGGCGTGTACAGATCAAACGTGATGATGCTGCCGTCATCGGTCAGGTTGCTGATCTCCAACTCGTAAATCTTGCCGTTGGATGCGTGCTGGAAGATGGACTGGTTGTCACCGGTGTAGCTGGCCGCCACATACGGCAGATAGTTGCCGTTCGAGTCGGTCCACTGATACCACTGGTGGCTCATCAAGTCATACACCAGCGACAAGTTGCTCGCTGGCAACGTGATGCAGTAATACTTGTGTCCAGCCACCCGTGCACACCATGAGTACACGGTTGTGTAGTCAGCCTGCTGTAAGAGACGCTCGATTGGCGGGGTGGAGATTTGCGAAGGCTTCAAGTTGTCCATGAGCCAGACGGCCGTGCCGCCGTCACGGGCTTGGGACACCCAAAATACCGTGCCCTCCATCTGCGCCACGC